TTCCCAATAAATTAGCCGTAGGTCAGCCTTCTCAATACTATGTAGCTAGGCAAGATACTCCAAAAATATATTTATACCAAGCCCCTAATTTAAATACATATACTTATTTAAAGTATTATGTAATTAAAAGAATTGAAGATGCTGGATCTTATACTAATGATGCTGATGTAGTATTTAGATTTTTACCTTGTATGGTTGCAGGACTTGCTTATTATTTATCTATGAAAAATTCACCAACGCTTGTACAACAAAATAAATTAATTTATGAAGACCAACTTAAGAGAGCTCTTGATGAAGATGGTCAAAGAGCATCTACGTTTATTACACCTCAATCTTTTTACCCTAATGGAATATAATAATGGCAAAATGGGCAACAGGTAAAAGAAGTTTATCAATATCAGATAGATCTGGAATGGCTTTTCCTTATACGGAAATGGTTAAAGAATGGAATGGTTCTTTAGTTCATTATTCTGAATTTGAACCAAAACACCCTCAAATAAGAAGAAGACATTTTACTGCTGATGCAATCGCATTACAAAATACAAGACCACAACGATTTCAACAGCCCACAGATATTTCAAATATAAATCCACAGGCACCCCAAGATGATACAATAGTAAGTTCAGGTGGTTCTATGGTTGGAATAGCTAATTTATCATTACCCGGTCAATTTGCTTTTCAAACACAATACATAGAAGTAACTAGAGATGGAGTAACTTCAATTTTACATAGTATGATTCCACAAAATCCTTCTTTACAAAATAGAAGAAGACAAGCAGATTTAACTTTAGGTAACATAACAGTGAGTATTACATAATGGCAGTAACATATTCTAATTTTTTGACACAAGTAAGAAACTATACCGAAGTAGATAATAATGTTTTAACAGACGCAATACTTCAAGACTTCATAAGATCTGTTGAATTAGATATTGCTGGTAAAGTTGATTATGATGATTTGAGAAAATATTCTACATCCAACTTTACATTAAATAACAGATATCTAAGTTTACCCTCTGATTTAACTATAATAAGATCGGTACAAGTTATCAATAGCGGCACTAGACAGTTTCTAGAAAAAAGAGATACAAGCTATATTTCTGAATATAATAGTTCTTCAGCTACAGGGGTCCCTGCCTATTGGGCTAGTTGGGATGATTTTAATTTATTAGTGGCACCTGTTCCTAATTCAGCATATGAAGTACAAATAAATTATATTACGGACCCACCTCAATTTACTTCAACTAACGAAACTTTTATATCTAAATATCAAGAATCTATGTTGTTACATGGTGTTCTAACAGAATCTTTCAGATACCTAAAAGGTCCTATGGATATGTACAATCTTTACGAAAAGAAGTACAATGAAGAAGTACAGAATTTTGCCCTACAACAAATGGGTAGAAGAAGACGAGCGGAGTATGATGATGGTGTACCTAGAGTACAAATACCTTCACCTCCTCCAAACACAAATTAATAAGGAGAATAATTATGGCAATAACAACAAATGCAATCTGTGATTCTTTTAAAAAAGAATTACTACAAGGAAAACACGATTTTGATACATCATCTGATACTTACAAATTAGCGATGTATACAAGTTCTGCAACTTTAGGAAAGTCAACAACAAACTATGCAACTACAAATGAAGTTACTTCATCAAACTACACAGCGGGTGGTGGAGCACTAGTCAATCAAGGTGTAAAAGTTTCATCTTCAGTAGCTATTACTGATTTTGCTGATCTTAGTTTTCAAAACGTAACTCTTACTGCAAGAGGTGCTTTGATTTATAATACAACAACTGACGGTGGTACAGGTACTACTGATGCAGTCGCTGTATTAGATTTTGGAAGTGATAAAACTGCAACTGCAGGGACATTCACTATTCAATTCCCAGCATTTACTACTTCTGCTGCTATTTTAAGAATAGCCTAATAAAGGAATAAGATGATATGGCTACTGGATGGGGTAAGAAAACATGGGGTGCAGAATCTTGGGGAGACCTAAGCGATACCTCCGTTAACCTTAGTAGCCTATCATTAACAACATCAATTGGAACTGAAACAACATCTGCAAACGCTATTGTTTCAGTTTCAGGTATACAATTAACTTCTACTATTGTATCAGCAACAGCAGGGACTTCTGCTTTAGTTTTAGCTACTGGAAATTTAGAGTCTATGGCTGTTGGAAGTGTTTCAACACCTATTGGACAAGATGTTGCTGTATCTGGTTCACAATTAACTTCTACTTCAGGAACTGCAACAGTAGATGACACAACTTTGACAGGAGAAGGTTGGGGTAGAGGTGAATGGGGAGAGTTTGCTTGGGGTGATAATTTTTCAGTTCAATTAACTGGTCTACAGGCTTCAGCAACTTTTGGTAGTGATGTTACTGCATTTACAGATGTTACCGCTTCAGTTACAGGACAACAATTAACTGCTTCTTTCTCTCATCCATCTTTTTCAATTCAAATTGACCAAGATATATTTGTATTAGCTTCGGAAGATCAATTAGATGCGTTAACTACATCCTCTACAGTAACAGCAGATGCCAATGTAAGTGTAACAGGTATTCAAGCTACAATGTCTATAGGAACTGCTGTAGGTGGTCTTAAAACTCCAGTAGATGTTACAGGTATCCAAGCTACTATGACTTTGGGTTCTATAACCCTAATTCAATCAACTAATGAATCGGTTACCGGACAACAGTTAACAATGGCTCTTGGACAGCACGCAGATATACCAGGTCAAATTATAGGTGTAGGAGGGTTACAATTAACAAGCTCTATAGGATCTGTAACAGCAGAGGGTGCTGCAAACATTGATGTTACAGGCATACAATTGACAGCTTCTGTTGGAAGCCTTAATATAACAGCATGGGCAGAAGTAGATCCAGACGTAAGTAATACTTGGCGAGAGGTTGATCGAGCTGCTTAAATAAGGTAAAATTATAATTATTTAGGAGATAAAAATTTATGACATCTAGTTATTCTACAGATTTAAAACTCGAACTAATGGTGACTGGCGAAAACGCTGGTACATGGGGAGATTTAACAAATACAAACTTAAATGTAATTCAACAAGCAATCGCTGGTTTCGAACAAGTAACCTTATCAAGTGGTGGTACACTAGCACTTGTGATGTCAGACGGTGCGTTGTCAAACGCAAGAAACATGGTAATTAAATTTGCTACAGCTTCAATTGCTGCTAGCACAATTTGTACAATTCCAGATTCAATAGAAAAATTTTATATTTTTGATGCAACGGGTTTGACTAATCCAACTAACCTTACAATTAAAACTGCATCAGGTACTGGATTTACTTTAGACCAAGCAAAAATTTACGCAGCATATTCTGATGGTACAAATTTAAATGAAATTTCATTAGACTCTTTAGGTGGCACTGTTGCTGCTGCAAATATTTCGGGCACGATTGCAACTTCGCAAATTGCAGATGATGCTGTGACTTCAGCAAAAATTGCTGACGATGCAATTACATCTGCCCTTATAGCAGATGATGCTGTTGGTGCGGATCAACTTGCTAACACTGCAGTAACTGCAGCATCTTATACTACAGCTAACATAACTGTAGATGCACAGGGAAGACTTACTGCTGCATCTAGTGGAGCAGGCGGAGACGGAAGTTATGTTCCAAGATTAATTGCAAATGGACCTGCTTCAGGTAACTTAACTACACCAGGTAATGCATCAAAATTTTACGCTTACGTTTTTTCAGGTGGTGGAGGAGGTGGCTCACCATCCAATAGTAGATCAGCTGGCAGTGGAGGAGCGGGTGTTACTGGATTTTTTTCAGGAAATGCAGCAGCTTCCACAACTTATGCTTACTCCGTAGGAGGAGCAGGAGCAGGGGGAAATAGAAATCCTGTACCCTCAGGACAGTATGGAAACCCTGGAAGTGCTGGTGGTGCCTCGTCAATTACTGGTTTAGTTCCTGCAGTAGCTGGTGGTAACGGAGGCCAAGGAGCACCGGATGCCCACGGACCGGCTATGTCCCCTGGAAACCCTGGTGCGGCAAATCCCGCAGCGGATTTTACATTACCGTTTGGTTATTTAGCTGGAAACTCTATTGCGAACGCTGGTGGTAACTCAGCCTCTGGTGGTGCGGGTCATATAACATTTTTTGATGATGGGGGTCA